CAGCAGGCTTCGAAGTTGAAGAGGGCTGAGTATAAAGAGGGGTTGGAGGAGAAGTACAAAAAAGATAAACTGTTGGCTGATGCTAGCAACAACGCTAAAATTAGGGCTGCTGAGATTTTAGCTGGGGCAAAGAAAAAGGCAAAAATAAAATATTTTGCTGGGATGACTAATGAATATGGGGAAGATGTAGCCATGCCAGAAAACATTTCAGCACTTGTAGACACCTTTAAAGGGGAAGAAGCAAATCCTGAAAGAGTTGTTGCTGCCTACAATGCTGCCATTAACCAGGGTATGTTTAAAACTATAACTGAAAAGGAAAAAGTTTGGGCTGCTATAGGACCTAATCTTTTAAAATATATATCCAACAAAGACCAAAAAGATATATTTGAAATACTACCCATGAAATATAGTGGGTTTTCCAAAGATAATTTTTATAAAGATAGAATTGCCCAATCTCTTTATGATAAGAAGGTTTTGTTTACTAAAAACATGTTAAGACCTTTAAATATAAAACCTGGGTACATCTCCACAACACTCGGGCTTTCCCGAGACAAAAAACTTTTGTACACTATGCTGTTAAGAAAACACCCAGGAGATATTATAACTGCTGGGCTGGAAGATAAGCCAGGTGATCAAGGTCCTAGAACACCAGATGAACTAATATCTTATTTCACCCAAGTAGACAATATGGCTGTTTTAAATGATGGGTCTGAATATGTTGCCCCAAGTCATTTTAGGTTTGGTAAAAAACCAAGCGCTAATCCTTCTTTAGTTAGACAGGCACTGGATAACTATAATCTTTCAAAAAATGGGGCTGGAGATGCTTTAAAACTAGCTGTAATGATTGAAAGTGGGTTAACAGACCCCCATAAATATGTATTTTCTGGGGGTCTCACATCTGCCTTTGTTAGAGTTGCTAAAAGACTTTGGTCAGACCTTAGCGAACTTTCTGGTGATAGACAAGTAGTTGAAAATAGACTTGTAGCTGCATTAAATAGTGTTGGTGGGGGAAGTAGGATGACAAACAGTGGGCTTCAATTGGGGGACCACTTGAAAAAGTCAGACAATTTTAATAACATTGTTAAGAAAATAATGCAAGACCCAACCCAAGGTCTTATTGAGTATTTATCAGTTGGTATAGCCTATGCTAAAGCTAAATCTGATGACCCTGCTGGTAGAATTTCTGAATTAGATTATAAGATGGCCGCAAGTTCCAGGGCTTCCGCCAGGAAATAAATGCAATGTTGCTTGGCTCCCCCCACCCCTCTCCCTTTTAAAATAAAGGAAAACATGCACCTCCTCCCCCAACAACCTCAAAGGCAACGGACTGAACAACAAACCCGCTTCCTTGAGGCTTTCGAGGAGGAGTTTGATGTTGATGCTGCCCTTATTTCTGCCGGTTATAACCCCACTAGCAAATATAAGGTTGTCAAGTCCCTTGCTGATGAGATTTTAGCCCTCACTCAATCTTATTTGGCTCTCCACTCTCCTGGTGCTGCCAGACAGATTGTCGACAGGATGGAGACTGGTGGTCTTGAGGACCCAGCCTCTAAAGCTAAATTTGAAGCAGCCAAAGAGGTGTTGGATAGGGTTGGGATTGGTAAAAGGGAGATAGTGCAGCACGAGGGGGAGGTCATGCACGGTGTTGTATTATTACCAGCAAAAACGGAGAGGATAATTGACGCAGACTTTCACGAGGCGTAATCCCACCGTTCCGTTTGGTTATAAATATGTAGACCCAGAGGATGCAAAACCTGGACCCTATAAATATGGGAAAAAGATTGAAGAGGTCCCCCTGGAACTCACAGCACTACAAAGAGTTTTTGACTACCACAAGACTGGTGATTATTCATTGAGGGAGTTGTCTGACTGGTTGCTTGAGGCTACTGGGAGGTACCTTTCCCATGTAGGTTTGCACAAGAGGTTGAAGTCGGGGAAGGTTAGGGTTTATGGCTGAAAATGAAACTGGGTTTGATGCCCCCACACCTTTCTATCCTTCAGATGCTCCCGCAGAATTAAATTCAAACAACGCCAACGGCGGATTTATACAAAAAACAAAAGACCTCTCCAAAGGTGGCAGGGTCTAGAACACTAGGAGATAAATATGGCTAACACGGTTTCTGGCCTCAAGGTAAATACCCTGCTCCAAAACCCACTAATGACACGGGCAGAGTTTACTAGAGGTATTAGGAAGATTACTGGGAACTGCCACATGTTTTGGCTACCCCAGGCATCTGACACCACCACCACAACTGGTGATGAAAGTGCTGTTGGTGGCTTGACATTCACATACAACCACAGCATTGCAACATATGACACTGGTGCCCGCCATCTTGGTTTGGGTATTGCATTGAAGATGAATGGTACAGATGAGGAATTTGATACTCCCGACATCGCAGCCTTCACTCCCGCAGCGGCTATTAGCTGGGTTGCTCTCGTTAATCCTGTTGATAGCACTAACAGTACTATTGGGAGTAAACTTGATCTTACATCTGGCGCAGAAGTTCGTGAGTGGTTGTTCTGGTTGGATGCAGCCGACAAGTTGAACCTAGAACTGTGGGATGAAAGTGCTGCTGCCAAGATTGGGAAGGCTTCCAAGGACACCATTACTGAGGATGAGTGGCAGCTATTATCAGCCACTTGGGATAATACTGCTGCAAGTTCTGGCATTAAACTCTACAAAAATGGTACTGAATTAGCAGCCACTGCTGACGACACAGGAACATTTGTAGATGTTGAAAATTTGACAGTTGTACCTAGTTTCGGAGATTATGAGGGTACTGGTGGTACCAATATCAACTTCTTCGACGGTGAGATGGCCATGATCCTTATGGTTGGTAAAGCTCTGACAGCCCTAGACCTCGACAACATCAGAGTGTGGTGTAACGCCTTCTTCGACCTCAACCTGAAAACCTAAAATATGTCCGGTACTCGTTACCCACTCTCCGGGAGTACCAACGGGAGACAGATTAAAGTTGCAGCTACAAGCACCCCGGGAACACTCCTCCACACTTGTATATCCGGTGTGTCAGATTATGATGAGGCTTGGATATGGGCTACCAATACTCATGCCACGGATAATGTTGACCTTACAATTGAGTGGGGGGGAGTGACTGACCCCGATGACCTTTTGAAGACAACCTTGGCGGCTGGTGTTGGTTTGATACAAGTGGTACCAGGATTAATTCTACAAAACTCTTTGGTCATTCGTGCTTTTGTCAGTTCTGCAAACCAAATTATGATTTCTGGTTTTGTGTGTCGTATTCCCCTCAACCCAAACATTAGAGTGAGAACATAAAAGTGGGTAGTATTTCAAGGGATAGGAATGCAGGTCTTGTAGACCCCAAATCTATTTATGGTGACAGTAGTATCAAGGATGCTGTAGAAACTATTGATAGTAATACAGACACATTACAACTGCTTCAACAAATTATTTACGAGTTACAACTAATCAACTTTAAATTAAACGGATAATGAGCTAGGAGTACTGATATGTTATTTCAACTTTTTGATGGTAAGGGTAGAGGTAACTCTGCTGGTGTTAATAAAGAGTTTAGAGTAGAGACTAGTTCCAGTGCGAACAGTCGTTTTTATTATCGTTCCCGTGACAATGATGATGGCTACATGATGAATTCTCATGATGCTGATGCTGAGGCGGGGGATTATATTTTTTATTTTAAAAACGATAATGCTACACAAAATTTTGTTGTTGATCGCATAGTTGTGGGGGCTGTTCAATCGGTGTTATGGAAAGTTTGGAGAGCTACAGGAACGGCAACGGGTGGTACTGCAATAATCCCAGTAAATACAAAAGTTGGTAGCGGTGCTACTGCTTCAGCTACCGTTCTTGGTGTTAGTGCCATTAGTGGCTTTTCAACAGACGGGCAACTAGCTTCGATGCGAACAAGTGCAGCTAACCACGGAGTATTTATTCCAAATGACAGTATTATAATTCCTCCGGGGGGTGCTATTGCGATTGAATATGATACAGGAACCACTGGTATTGCTGAGATAATGGTAAACGGTTTCTACGATGCCGCTTAATGTTCACCTCTTAGGACAGACTGAGATAACTGATTTATATTAATAGTACTACAAACATAAACTAAGGAGAAAATAAAATGGCTTCACTAACAGTAAATCCAGACGAACGGTACGCACTCAAGATTGACAGTGCAGGTACCACACTTACCTCTACAAATGCCGAACTAAATATCATGGATGGTGTTACGGCTACGGCTGCTGAGATTAATGATGCGGCTGACATTTCTACTAAGCTAGTATCTATCGCTGATGGTACTAACACTCTCACCCTAGACCCCACCACTCACGGCAACAAGATTTGCCTTGTCTTGGATGCCACTCTTGCTGTCACTTTGCCAGAAGCCACAGGCACCGGCAATGTCTACACTGTCATGCAAGGCATCGCAGCCACCTCTTCAACCATTGTAACCGCTGACACTGCCAACGCTGGCTTCCACGGTTTTATCATGGGTTCAGATACTGATTCTGCTGTTAACTACAACTGGGTTGCCACTGGTACCCAAGACACAATCACTTTGAATGGAGTTGCTACAGGTGGCAAGATATACGATTGGATTCGTATGACTGACGTAGCTACTGATGTTTGGCTTCTAGAGGGCATGATTAAACAGAGTGGTGGTTCTGAAGCTACCCCACTAAGTTCAGCCGCATAAACTTTGGCTGACCCCTCTGACCTTGAAGCTTTTTTGGATGGGAAGGAGCCACCTAAAAAACGGGATGCTCCTTCCCAACCCAAGCGTCAGTATAATTTCTCCAAGGCTGAACTAGCCAGGAGAGAGACACAGAGGAAGCTTGTAACTGCTCGCAAACAGAAGCTCAAACATGACAGGGCTTCCAAGAAAGAGTATGACAAGATACGGCACATTGAGAAGGGTGCCAAGAAGGTTGAGAAGGCTATCTCTAAAGAGGGCAACTCACTACTGGTGAAGGATGACATTGAAATCCTCCCCAAGGCTACAAGGGATTATGTAGAACAGAATGCCACATTTAAACCCCACCCAGGACCACAAACCGACTTCCTTGCTTCCCCGGAAGAGGATGTCCTTTATGGGGGGGCCGCTGGTGGGGGTAAAAGTTTTGCTGTCCTCCTAGATGTTCTCAGGTATGCTGACAACCCCAACCACCGCGCTATCATACTCCGTCGCACACTTGATGAACTCCGTGAGTTAATTGAGAAATCTCATCAGGTCTACAAAATCGCATTCCCAAAGGCACAGTGGAGGGAGGGCAAAAATACTTGGTTCTTTCCCTCCGGTGCCTCTGTCCACTTTTCCTACTGTGACCGTGACCGGGATGTTACCCGCTACCAGGGCCAGTCATATACCTACATAGCAATAGATGAAATCACTCATTACCCTACCCCATATGTATGGGATTACCTTCGTTCTAGGCTCCGCACTACTGACCCTAGCATTATTCCATACATGCGGTGTTGCGTCGATGAAGGGGAAGCCCTGACAGTTGATGGGTGGAAAAATATCCAGGATGTAAACGTTGGGGATTTAGTATATTCAGTTGAGAAAGATGGCAAGTTAGTAATAAAACCAGTAACCTCAGTGTCAAGCTTTGATGTAGATGAAGAAATTACTCGTATATATAAAAAGAATTTGTATATGAGTATGACCAATGACCACAGGGTTTTGTATAAAAAACATGGAAAACCTACAAACGATTTGGTCAAGTGGAATGAATATGTAGGTGGTAGTATTAATGTAGTTAGAACCTCTGAAAAATATTACGCTGGTGGGTTTGGGGGTTTTGGTAAATTTAATGATGACGCTGCCGCTCAGTTTTTAGGTTTGTATATTGCTGAGGGGTCTTTTGGGAAATCTACTGGTGGTAATTACAAAGTTATAATCTCCCAACTAAAAAAGGAAAACCACCCGTTTATACAAAAACTTCTTGGCTGCTATAATTTTTGTTACTCCAAAAATGGAGACTTCCAGATAGCCAACAAAGAATTATGGGAGTATGTAAAACAGTTTGGTAAATCTAAAGATAAGCATTTTCCTCGTGAGTTTTTGAAATCTGCCACCTACAGACAGCTAGACCTAGCTTTCAGAGCTTATATACTTGGGGATGGAAACTGGCAATCTGACACAGCCTGCACAGCTTACACCACAAGCCCTCAACTAGTAAACGACCTACAAGAAATTGCTGTCAAACTTGGGTACAAAACACAGTATAAAAAATATGTGTTAGATAATCCCAACCACAATGACAAGTATTGTATATATTTTGTTAAGGATAGTCCAACTACTAAAGTAGACCTTAATACTAGAAACGATGTCACCCCTGAACATTATAGTGGTAAAGTGTTTTGTATCACAGTAAAAGACACAGAAAACTTTGTATTGAGGCAAAAAAACTATGTGTGGGTATCTGGAAATACAGCAAACCCGGGAGGGATAGGTGGCTGGTGGGTTAAAAAGATGTATATTGACCCCTGCCCACCCAACACAGCTTTCCCAGCCCTTGATATTGAAAGTGGGGCAACTCTAAAATACCCCTCAACACACCCCAAGGCTGGGCAACCACTTTTTTATCGCAAGTTCATCCCCGCTCGCTTGACAGACAACCCAAGTTTGATGGAAACAGGTGACTATGAAGCAATGTTGATGTCCCTTCCAGAGGTTGAGCGGCGGCGTTTATTGGAAGGAGACTGGGATGTTGCAGAAGGAGCCGCATTTACAGAATTTGATAGAGGAAAGCATGTTTGTGATCCCTTTGAAATTCCGAGTTCGTGGACAAGAATTAGGGCTTGTGATTATGGCTATGCTTCTCCTTCCTGTGTACTTTGGGGTGCTGTAGACTTTGATGGCAATATATGGGTGTACAGGGAATTGTATGGTAAGGGGTGGAATGCCGAAAAGCTGGCTGATTTAATCATAGAGGTTGAAGCTAGTGATCCCTACATACAAGACCACGTTCTGGACGGTTCATGTTGGGATATGAGAGGTCAAACAGGGCCATCAATCGCTGAGATAATGGTTAACCGTGGTATTAAGTGGAGAAGGGCTGACAAGAACAGGATGGCAGGTAAATTAGAAGTCCACCGCCGACTACAAGCCACACCCGAGGAGGGTAATGGTGTTGTATTTTTCAGCAACTGCCTCAACACCATCAGGACCATGCCCACCATCCCGCTTTGTAAAAATAACCCCGAGGATGTAGATACAAAATCAGAGGACCACGCTTACGATGCTTTTAGATACATGTCCATGTCTCGCCCCCGTGCGGCTAGAGATATGATCCAAGATTTCAGAGTATCCCAGTCTAGGCAACCACCGCCTATGATGGATGCTACTTTTGGGTATTAATTGTGGCTAAACTCCCAGCTAAACAAACCAAAAAAACTACAACCAGTGTTCCTGATGACAGTAAGATTGTTGGGTTAAGCCCTACTGGTAAAAAGGCTGTTGGTGTTGCTGCAAAGGCAATATCTGCTGCTAAAAACGCTAAGGGTAAAGCAACCCCATTCAAGTCTTTCCTGGAGGAGATGGACCAATATGTAGGTGAAGAATTAGTACAGTTTGCTATAAGAAAAATTGCTAATGTTGCCATTGATTACATAGTTCCTAAAAGCTCTAACATGAACGCCCCGGTACTGTTTGAAACAGTTATGAAGAAGATTGCTGGGCATGTTGGTGATGAGATTATAAAAGATATTTCTGGTGATTTTTATACACTTGTTAGAGCCAAAACAGGTGCTGGTAAGAGAAGGAAAAGTGCCCACTCCCCTACCACTATCCATAATTACATAAACACACATATTAATTATATTTTATCTCTGAAGAAACAACTTGGTATCCCTAAAGGGGAGCAAATTACTTTAGAAGAAGTTGATAGCCACACTAAAGGGGGTAGTTTTGAAGCCTTAGATGCTTACAATGATCCTTTTGAACATAAAGATATATCAACTATAGCTAATGAACAAACAACCCTAACTAGTATTCTGGCGGAAAAATATGGGGCGGATAAAAAGCTTTTTGTGCCCGGGAAGGCTGAAGATAGAATTGTTAAGAGAGAAGATTATTATGATAAAGCTCAGTTTGATAAAATTGATGACCTTTTAAGCCCTGGCAGTTCTGAGCTTCCCTCAGAAAGAACTAAAGGTGGCAAACTTGTAGTAAATACAGATGTTGAGGAACAAGATAGGGCAAGAGATAGGTTAATAATCAGAATTGCAGCCACTATGGGGGCAAGGGCTGGTGGTGTTTTTTCTTTAAATCTGTCTGATGTAGTTGATATCCCCACAAAAGAGATTACTGATAGTGAGGGTAACAAACAGTTAATATGGGACACACCTGTTGATACAGCAGGTATGTTGTCCATTGCTCCCAGACTTCCCGAAACTTTGCTGTTACCTGAAAAGGGTAAAATGCAGCTTAGACCCATGTGGGACCCCAAGAGTATACAAAATACTTTTATCAATTATTTTTATGACACTATTAACTACAGAAAAAGGCATGGTCTTCCTGTAGAACCTAATTCTCCTTTGTTTATGGATAATAGATATCCTACAGACAAAAGAAGTATTAAGAGGTACGGTAAAACCTTTGGCCAACGGGTTAAGGGTCATATAGTAAATAAAATGTTTGCTCGTATTCAAAAACATGACCCAAAAACTTTTCCGAAAGATCAAAAGGGGAGGGTGCATGGTTTAAGTGTAACACGGCGTGGGGCTATTACTCATGCTGTTCTTGAATATATGAAAGACCACCCCGGGGAAATAGTACCAGATGAATTTATTCAAACAGTAGCTGGCCATACTAATCCTAATACCAGTTGGGTGTATGCTCTTGTAAAAGACCAATATAAAAAATCTCTAGTTGGATCACGGTCTATGACTATGGAGGAGGACACTCTAAACCAACCAGTAACCCCAATTCAGGTTCCTGCGTTTGGGGAGGGGTATGACACTAGTGGTCAAGTAAGACCAAACGCTTTTCCTGGTGATCCTGACCAAACCTTTATAGATGAAGAGTTGGAAGAAGAGGGTGGGTTTCCCTCTGGTGTTGAAGATAGTGGGAGTGTTGATATCCACACTGAGGTGGAAATTGAGGCTGAAACTGAGGCTGAAACTGAGGCTGAAAGGGGTGTATTAGAACTTGGTTTAGAAGATGAGGAAGTTCCACTGGAGCTTGGTCCTGAAGATGAAGAGGTTCCCCTAGAACTTGGTCCTGAAGATGAGGTGTATATACCACCAACCTCCCCCTACCCATCAGATACTGACAGTGATGAAGAGGATGACGAGGATACTACAAACTTTAATGAATTAATACGAACAATGCTTTCTGCTGGCGGTAGATATGTTGCTGAACTCGCCATTTTAAAAATAGGGAAGAAGTTAGAAAATAGAAAAGCCAAGGGTAAAGAGGTAGGTGGTAAGAAACCAAAACCAAAACACAAGTTGAAATCTGGAGGAGTTAAGACCCCAGGTAATGTTGAGAAAAGTATTGAGAATGTAAAGGAAATAGCTAAACATAGAAGGTGGCCTTGGAAAAAGATATTAACAGCCGCTTTGTCTGCACCGGGTTTGTTGTTACTTGGTGGGGCTGGGTGGTCTTCTATACTACTTCAAACTTCTGTTTCTGAAATCTCTGAAAGGTTATCGGCAGAAAATATTGATATACAAAGTCTTTCGGCAGAAGAGTTGAAAAACCATGTAGACAGAATTATGCCAGACGCTGGACCATACTCACGGTCTGCTATAGCTTATTATCTAGCTGACACCCACTTACTTCCTGAAGATGTTACAAATGAAATATATCACGGTGGTAAATTTAAACATCTTGTAAATGAATTAATTGGAACTGATGAAGACCCTGCCGACACTGACTGGACATTTGAAGATACTGCTCAAGTCTTACATGAGGTTCTTGGTGGGGATTTGGGGAAAATAAAGGAATATTATAACCAGGTAGAGGATGAAGAGAAGTTTTTTGATAAAACTGCCACAGAACCAAATAGATTTGACACAGATTTAGATAGTATATTTAAATTTGATGAAACTTTAACTGGTGATGATATTGATACGATTGGGGGTGGTGCTGGTCCTGATGATTTAGGAGATGAAGATGGTGGTGAAAACGAGGCTGAAACCCAAGGCATGTTGGATGAAATGTTTTATAGTGGGGAGGTTAGGCTTCAGTCTGATTTAGATGAGGGTGAGGTACCAAGAGTTGATGAAAGTGGTAGACAAGTTAGGGTAGGGGCAGAGGGTGTTCCCACCTTTAAAGAGGCTGGTGCCTCCGCAGAAAATATACCTGAAGAAGCTTGGTTTTCTTCTTACTTACCCCAAAGACCTACATTACAACTAGCTACAGACGACCCCACATCCTTACGACCAGACCCCCTTGAAGCTGATGTAAGTAGAATACGTGCATTTGATGAGAGAGAACGTGAAGAGGGGGGGTATAGAAAACCAAAAGCTGGCGTATACCCCACACAAAATCTATCAGAACAAGATGTGGCTCGTTTTTCTGACGCCTATGGTGTAAACAGAGAAAGTATGAACACTATATTAACATCCCCAGATAGTATGCCAGAATTTACTGAAAAGCAAAAACAAGCTCTTAAATATAATGTGGGGTTTGTAAGTAAAAAAGAGACAAAACCACGCAGACCTAGAATGGCCAGGGGGACACCCTCAAGTCCTGGGTTTGCAGATATTACTTATGGCTAATAATAAAGGAGAAGAACATGGACGGTAAGAAACCCTATGGTGCTAGTTATGTATTGAAGCGCCACAAACAAGGTGAGCTTGCAAAGCCAGAGAAGCACAGCCTTCACCGTTATTCCAACGACAGCAAAATTACAAAGACCGCTGATAATCAGAATGGACTGATGGAAGCTAGCCACAACTCTTCCGGTGGTGGTCTTGGTATCAAGGGTCTAGAGAGTGCCGGTGCATCTGACTTTTCATTGACGGTAAAACACGGGTAATAAAACGTGGTAAATCCAGATATTCTTGAAAGTGGCGAAGAGGGCGGGTATGACGCTGAGAATATAGATGAAACTTCCGGTCACGGATTGATTGGAATGATCTATGAACGTCGTAATGAGGCAGAGGATGGTAAAGAGACTGAAGAAGTCCGCTGGCTACTCGCTTACAAGAACTACCGTGGTATTTATGATACTACTACACAGTTCCGTGAAAAGGAACGGTCTAAAGTATTTATTAAGATCACAAAGGTTAAAGTTCTGGCCGCTTATGGTCAAATTCTGGAGATACTCTTTGCAAATAACCGTATCCCCCTTGAGGTAGCAGCTACTGATGACCCCTATGGGATTGCCAAGTATGCCCACCTCTCAAAGGAACCACAAGAACAGCCCCCACTAGACCCGGCAGGGTTTGAGGGAGATGGTCGCAGTCTCCCCCCAGGTGCCCTTGAGGCTACAAAACCCCATTTCTTGGGTGGCCTGGAAGAACAATATGCGGGTGCAAACCTAAAAGAGGGTCCTGCAAGGGGTGGTGAGCCACAAATCAGCCCCTCTAAGTTGTCTGCCGAACACATGCAGCGTATTATCAGGGATCAGCTACTATACAATAAGTCTTGTATGGCCATTAGGCAAGCATCCTTTGAAATGTGCTTGTTGGGGTCCGGTATTATAAAGGGTCCATTTAACACGTTTAAAACCGTACACAAGTGGACCAAAGGGGAGGGTGGCAGACTATACGAGCCAGAGGAGAAACTGGTCCCGGAGATTAGTTCAGTATCTTGTTGGGATTTCTACCCTGACCCAGCAGCCCGCAATATACATGAGGCTGAGTGGGTGATCCAACGACACCGGATGAACAGGGGGGAGTTGAGGAACCTCAAAAACCTCCCATATTTCCGGGGGGATGCCATCACAAGATGCTTGGAAAAGGGTCCCAACTATGAAAAGAGAGATTACGAGGACAGCCTCTACAACCTAGAGGATAACACCCAAGAGCAAGACTTTGACAGGTTTGATGTGCATGAATATTGGGGTTTGGTTGATAAAGATACGGCCACTAAAGCTGGGATCGACCTGGATGAGATTGAAGAGTACGATGATGAGGTACAAATCAATGCGTGGATTTGTGGTCATGAGATACTTCGTGCTGTTATTAATCCTTTCACTCCTGCGCGTATCCCCTATCATGTAGTCCCCTATGAAGAGAACCCCTACCAGTTCTTCGGTGTTGGGGTGGCTGAAAACATGGAAGATGCCCAACTCCTGATGAACGGGCATGTTAGAATGGCTGTTGATAACCTAGCACTGGCTGGCAACCTCGTCTTTGATGTGGATGAGACAATGCTTGTAGCCGGTCAAAGTTATGAGGTGTGGCCCGGGAAAGTGTTTAGACGGCAGTCTGGGCAACCGGGGCAAGCTATCCACGGTATTAAATTCCCCAATACAGCACCTGAAAACCTACAAATGTATGACAAGGCTAGACAGCTAGCTGACGAGGAGACTGGTATCCCCTCAGTGATGCACGGGCAGACAGGGGTCACGGGAACAGGTCGAACAGCATCAGGTTTGAGTATGTTGATGAATGCCGGGTCTGTCAACATTAAAACAGTGGTTAAAAATCTAGATGAATATTTGTTAAAACCCTTGGGGGAAGCATTCTACCAGTGGAACATGCAGTTCAATGAGGACACCCCCGAGATTGTAGGTGATCTAGAAATCAAGGCAAGCGGCACCGCTGCCCTGATGCAGAAAGAGGTTAGATCACAACGCTTGACAACCCTCCTACAAGTTGCCAGTAATCCCATGCTTGCCCCCTTCTTCAAAATGCCAAACTTGTTGAGGGAACTGGCAGTTACAATGGATATTGAGCCAGAGAGCATGGTAAACAACATGGATGACGCAGCAATATTTGCTGAGATATTAAAGGGGATGCAAGTACAAAATGAACAAGGAACAAGCCCGCAAGCTGCTAATCCTGGTCAACAACCCCCAGGCCCTGGTGGCGCTGGAGGAGTACCTCCAGGAGCTAACCCGGAAGACAGTTCAGGACGCGGTGGTGGCACCATCGGAGTTGGAAGCGTTCCGGGCGCTGGGGAAGCTGGCTTTACTGGAAACGCTCCAGCAGCTTGACAAACAAGTTAGAACTACACTTGAAAATTTCGAGCTATCTGACAGGGATGAGAAGGTAGCACAACAAGAAGGTTGGATTTCTGATGCCTAACTACCCCGTACCTTTTACAACTCTCCGTCCACACCCCTTTGCGGCTAGTGGCCCTAATATTAGTTTGGACCCTGATGAACCCATATCAATTATTACTCCTGATCTTGGTGATGAGAGAAAGAAGGATAGGTTGGATGAGGTTTTTGGTGGGGATGTAGGGGCTGGTGATCCTGCTGGGTTTGATACTACTGATTTTACTTTCGGCAAGATTGTTGATATACCCACAAGTATTC